GGCCGGTCTGGTTGCCGTAGGTAGCAGAGCCGTCACCGTTGAAGTACGCCTGATCCTCCGCGTAAGCGAAGGCTTCGGCAACGCTCTGAGTGAACTGGTCGGCAATCGAAACCGCCGAATCATCCATCAGTTCGTTGCTGACCAGCATCAGGGCCGCGAGTTTCTTGGGAACAAGCCTGATGAGGTCGTAGGTGTTGTCGGACGGGGTGATCGTGCCAGCCTCGCCGGGGTAGTAGGTGGACAGCAGAGCCGTCTTGCGGGCCCTGCGCCATTCGTCCGTGCCGCTGAACCGCTGCACGTTGGCGAGTTTGCGAGCCACGCCGTACTGCTCGGTGAGCCAGACTACGTTGGCGTAGAACTGTGGTGCAACCAGCACGCCAGCCTGCGCGTTGTTGGTCTCGCTCGAAGCCTTGCCGACGATTGCAAGGTCGTTCTCACGCTGGGGATAGGTGAGGAAGCCCTTGAGGTTGTTGAACGCAAGGCGGAGGTACGCACCCGTGAACTCGGCCTGATCCACATCGTCGTAAACGGCCTTTTCCTTCTGGCCGAGCGGCATGTGAGCCGTCGCCTTGATCTTGGCGGCGTAGTCCTTGCGGGCCTGCACACGCTTGGTATCACCGATGCCGAACGCCTTGTGCGTAACCGAGTTCACCGCATCCGCAGCGGCCTTACGGCTTGCACGGAGAGCGGCTTCGGCTGACTTCTGCTGAGCGTCGGCCTCGCCATCCTCCTCGGTCTCATCGACCTTGACAGCCTTCTTCTCGGTGACAGTCTCAGCCTCATCCTCGATAACGAGAGCGGCCTTGACTTCCCAAGCCGCCTTGATCGCGGCCTCATCGAGAACGGTCGCGCCGTTCTTCAGTTCAATGTTCTCTGACTTGACAAACGCCAGAGCCTCATCCAGCGTCTTGCCGGTGAAGCCCGCGCCCGAAAGGGCCTTGAGCAGTTTCTTGCGATTCATGTTGTAACTCCGAAAGGTGATAAACGCTACCTGCGCTCACAGTTTCGGGTTACGTCGGGCTTCTTAGGGCCGTTCCCAACCGTCGTACTGACTATTGGCCGGACAAACAATACTAGCACTGAATCTGAGTCGGGGAGAGTTGGATTGACTTCTTGGGAACGTAGAGGGATGCCGGACCCGCCATCGTCTGGCACTTCACGTTACATGGGATGGCTGTACCCGATACCTCGATAGCCTTCCACCTGCGAACGATGGTCTGGGCACCGGGATAGGTCTTCTTCTCTGCCGGGGTAAGGCCCGTCACCTCAAGGCTGATGAACCCGATGGAGATACCCATAGGGCCGTGCAGGGATCGGGTCCAGAAGTCGTCCGCGTGCGGGGTCTTTAGGCCGGGGTAGATGAACGCACGCATCTTCCAGCCGATTTGAGCCGTCCCCTCCATGTATTTCGACTTGGCGCGGACCAATCCGATGCAGTACTCGCTTTCGTATTGGTGGTCAATGAACATCTTTTTTTGGTTCGCGTTGTCGAAATACGACCAATCGCCACCAGCCGGGTCTACAACCTCTTCGTCTAGGTCTACGTCGTTGGTGGTAGCAATGAACTCCAAGACCCGCTCGGTGTCTGTGACCTGAGCCTCGGCCTTAACCATGTAGCCGCCGATGAAGCCGGTTCCCTCGGTGTCTTTGACAAGGAACTTGCGGCGCATCCGGGCCATAGCGTCGGGTAGGGGAGTGGTCATAAGTCTGCCTCCAGCACAAAATCAATGAAGCATCGGCATTCCGGATGGATCGGTGGGCCGTTTATGTCGTCGTAGTCCAGCACTAGGGAGTATTCGCCAAAGTGGAGAGTTTCGCCCTTCCGAAACCACGGCTCATCTAACTTGGCAGAGATTCCGTTCATCTGCTCGCAGAACACGCACACCCGACCATCTTCCTGTGTGTGCCACCGCTTGTATTCCACAACCCCCGAATCCTCCCAAGCCTGAATCGTCCCCTCATTGAACGCCTTGACCGTCTCGGTAGACGAAACCCGCTCCGGCCCTACCTTGGTCAACTCTTCCAACTTGCCACTGACAGCGGCCTTGACTTCATCGGGAGGCAACCCCGCATCTTCCGCCTTGGACGCTGCCGCCTTCATCTCTTCGTGAATCGTCTCCACAATCGACTTAGCAGCCCTAGCCGCTTCTTCCTTGGCGAAGATGAACGCGGGTGACTCGGCTGGCACTGGAAACGTGGTCGCGGGAATCGCTGGCACCACCCTCCGCAGACGCTCTACCCCGTCCGCGTAGCCCGAATCGTGCATCGACACAAGGAACAGCAGCAGAATCGCGTACAACCGCTCCCGCTCTTTCTTGCGGTCCAGTTCTACCTGACCGTCCCGGTACTCCCATTCAACCGTATGGTAGAAGTCACGCATGGCATCGGTAAACTGATCCTCTTGCTCGGCTACGGTGTCATAAGGGCTGTACACCCCTAGGTCGGTCGCGTCTTTGGTGCGGGGCTTACACACTTGGCGTAGCCCCCTTGCCAGCGAGGGCGGAGCGAGAGTAGAAGGTCCTCCCCTTGAGTTTATCGAGGGCCGCTTGTGCCCCCGCAACCCCATCGGCCCTAAGCCGATTGGCTTCCTCGACCCTAGCGAGGTCGTCGCCAAACTGCTTTGTCCCGGCATCGGCTTTCGGCTTGCCCGTCACAGGATCTACCGGCGCGGCAACCTTGCCAACGTCCGCCAGCAGCGTGCCCTTGTACCGGAGTGCGTCTCCGTCCGGCAGCGGGTCCAACTTCCGCAACGCCCGCGCCTCGTTGATCGTCATTAGGGCAAGGTCCGCGTCTAGGCGGCTCTGCTCTTGGACGGTCTTTTCGTCCTCGGTATCCGGATTGTCGTAGGTAAACCAGTAGTCCCCCGGCTCCATGCCAAAGGTCGGAAGCAGGTTCTCGGTCAACCGCTCGCAAAGGCTGGACATGCGGGGTGCAATCGTCTGGGAAAGGTACTGGGCCTTCGCCTCGAACTCCCGCCCACCACCACCTAGCGACTTATCGCTCATCTCCAGCAGGGCCAGAGGAATCCCAAACGCATTCAGGATCACCCGGCGCATCCGGTCCACGCCCTCGCCGTACTCCATCTCGCGGGGGGACCATTGGAGCGGAGTCACCTTGAGGGCATCGCCCGTAGTCACAATGGGCTTACCAGACTTCCGCGCCCCTTGGTGGCGACGCTGGAGCATGGCGAAGGTCTGTTTTACCTGATCCTCGGTCGATCCCTTGGGCAGTTCAACCGCGAAGTCGGGGCGCGCCGAGTTGTTCCAGAACGACTGCTCGTAGATGATCGCGCTGGCGTAGATGTCCGCCTCGAAAGCCACGCCGTTCAGGCAACCCACGCCCATCCAAGGGTTCTGCGGGCTTGGCATGTGCTTGAACTGGATCACGTTCGCCGCGTCGATGCTCTCGCGTTGCGTCTGGTTCCGCCCGTACCGATACCCGGTGATGCCCGTGTCTTCGATGGTCGGCATCGTCCACTGTGGGTACAGCGTCAGCAGGTTCTTAGGGTCGGCCTTCTCGGTCGCGTCGTGCTGCCAATAGGCGTTACCGCAGACCTCTAGGAAGTAATGCGTCAGCCGCCTGAACTCAATCCCCGTATCGGTGAAGTTGGGGTTAGACAGCAGGGCCGTGACCGGGCTATCCGTGACCTCGACCAGTTCCTTCGCCTGATCCGCGTAAGCAGCGGCCTTGCCCCTAACCCCGCGCCGCATCCAATCGGCCTCGCGACCCTTGACCTTGCGGCCCTTACCGGCCCGCGTCATCAGTCGGATCGGCACGCTCGCGCAGTACATCGAGTTCATTGCCGCGCAGATGTTGACGTACCCCGTTGCCCGCATAAGCAACTCGGCCTGACTCGCGTTGTACGTGTAGACCCGCTGGGCCTTGTCGTCAGGCGTGACGGTCGCCATGAAGTAGCGACCCTCTTCCAAGTCAATCGGAGGCCGCGTCACCAGCCCCTTAAACCGCCCGAATAGGTCCGCGATTTTCATTCATTCACTCGTCATCGTCAAGACCCATAACGAACGCTCGACGGCGTAGGTCGAAAACAGACTCGCCTTCCTTGCGTTCGATGTTAGGCCCGCACTTAGGTAGTTCGCCAGCGTAGACGATTGGGCGGGGTCGCATGGAGAGTCCGTAGTTGGCGAGGGCGAGGGCGCAAACGGTGTCGTCGTGCAAACCTTCCGGCGCCGAGTACTTAACACCCGTGCGGGTTACTTCGTACTCGAACGCTTCCAACTCGCTCCGCGTCTGTTGGTTCTTGATAACCACCTGCCCGGATTGGATCGACAGGGCCAATCCCTCCATGATCTTCTGTTTGCTCTGCTGGGTAAACCCGTAGCCCTCCACGTTCGGGCAAACCTTCTGCAACCCCTCGACAATCGGATCACCTACGCCGGTAGAGTCAATCAAGGCAGGCGCGGACCCTACTAGACGGGCTATCCGTGCGATGGTTTCCGCCCACGGAACACCCTGCCAACGTTCAAAGACACACTCGCGCCCCTGAACGTCCAGCCCGTAGACCACCACCCAATCTTGTTTCTTAGCGAGATCAACGCCAAAGAAAGCGACAGCACCGGACGGGATTCCGGGCTGAAAACACCGGGCGATAGCGTCAAGCGAGAACGGGCATCCCCCATCGTCTGCGGGTTCGCAGTAGTACAACTCCCTGAACACTTGCCGGGGTAGTTTGGCCTCCATCTCGTCTACGACCGACTGCTTTAGCACGCCGGCTGCAATCGCGTCGCCGGCTGTCAGTTTGAAATATCCGATGCCGGCCACCCCTTGCCTGCCCTGCTCCCCTAGCCGATACGCCCAGTTACCGCGACCCTTGACGTTCCCGATAGCCCTGAGTGGTCCGCCTGTAGCCGTCAGGGTCGATAGCACCGCGTAGTAGGCTTCTTCCTTGCAGCGTGAATCCTCGTCAATCACAGCCGATGCGTAGTCCGCTCCGTAGATGTTGTCGAAGTTCTCGGACCCCATGAAACGGAGGACCGATCCACCCGGCAGAACGATGCTCTGCTCGGTGTCGTTCTTTCGCCATAGCCCCCTCAGCCCGTCGATTCGGCCCAACATTCGGCACACGCGCCGGTAGGCGATGCGGCTTTGCGGGAAGGTCATAGCAATCCACAGGTGAGACTTGCCGGGGCTTACGTTGATCCCTTGGTCAAGCATCCAAGCGATAGCGGCAACGGTCTTTCCCGACTTGGTAGACCCGTCGATCTTGACCGTCCGTAACGGATTGAAAAACGCCGCCTTTTGCTTGGCGTACAGGGGGGGCAACTTGATTTCTAGGTCACCCGGCATCGTCGAACGTCAACCTCACAACGCCGCCCACGCTCTCGGTGTTGAGTCCAGCGTCTAGGCGGCGGTTCTTTTCGTCGTTCAACTGGTCTATCTGGTTCATTGCCTCAAGTTTGGCAGCGGTCAGTGTTATCTTTTCGAGCAGTTCAATGTCACCCGACAGGACGACCGTTGCGTGCGCCGCTCTGAGGGCTACGACAATCTCATCCCTGAACTCTTGCGTGATGTTCCAACGCGGCCTGCGGTTCATCTCGTCGGTGATAACCCGCCTGACTAGGGCTAGGTCTTTCGGATCGGTCATGTTGAGATTGCCAGCCGTTACCACAGCATAAGCCTAGGCGGTCCCCTTTACCCCATGAGCGGATCTTATGACAGACCGCAAACCCAATCACTTCCGCTTATGTCCGATCCAAACAACCTGTCGGAAGATTTCAGCGTGCCGACTTTTTCAGGCGTAGGATCAATCTTTCGTTTGGGGCGTGAGAGGGGAAACAACCTTGCATCTTGCATCAGGCCTCCCAAGGCAGGTCGTCAGCCCACGGCGGTACGGTTGCCGACTCGCTTACGTCCGGCTCTGGCAGCAACGTAGACCGCAACCGGGTGGCGTTCAACCTTCTCGTACGTGCGGGTGAGTTGGCCCTTGGCGGTGAGGTTTTCGAGTACCTTGCGTGCGTTGCAGTTGCTACCGAGTTGTAGTGCTTGGCAGACATGGAGAACGCTACGGGGCTTCCCGTCGCTCATGAGTTTGGCGATTCTGACCTTGACCGGATGAAACACGGTCCAATCGGGGGTTACACCCCTAGGGGTTGGCATATCACAGGCTCCTAAACAGGTGGTTCTCGGCTTCGGTCATCCGCTTAGCCGCTATCTCGCAGTACCCCTCGTCCAGTTCGATGCCGATGAACTTCCGGCCCGTGCGGATGCAGGCGACTCCGGTAGTTCCTGAGCCGGTGAAGGGGTCCGCGATGGTGTCGCTCTGCTTCGTGTAGTCGTCGATAATCCGCTCCATGAGAATCACAGGCTTCTGTGTTGGGTGAACTCGCTTGATACCCCACCCGTCTGCATTGACTACGCCACCGTGCATCACCCTGTAAATCTTGTCATACCCGCTTGTTTTGTTAGTCCAAGCAAGTTCGAAGGGTGAGCCGAGCATCCTGTCGGCGTTCTCGTTTACCCGCTTATCCCAGCAAATCCAACGCCCGCGATGCGGGAGCGCGTGCGGGTAGCAGTTCGCGCCGAACGCGATGACGACGCACTCCATTCTTAGAATCCAACCTATGTCAAGCGTTCCGGTATCACCAGCAATACCGACCCACTCAAGAGTCGTCAGGTCATGCCCTATCCAGTTGAGCCCATACGGCGGGTCAGTCACCACAGCATCAATCCCTGTGAGCGTCGGAAGTACCTCTAGGCAGTCCCCGTGGTACAGCGTCCAATCCTTTCCGCTCGCGTAAGGGGTCAAGCGATGCTCCTGAACTCGGTTGGAAGGTGCCAAATGCCCCCGACGCGCCGGGCGAGGTGGACGGTTGTGTGTCCGCTTGGGAGGACTTCGCCGTAGGCCCAGCCGTTTTCGTGTGCGAGTGCTGCTAGGTGGGTCGAGTTGTACGGCATTGCGAGTTTGCACATGCTCGGGCAGGCGTACCCCTCGCGTCGGCGCAGGCCGGGCATGTTGACGACCTCGGCGCGGTGCAGGTGGCCGATGATGACCTTCTCATAGATGGTTGCCGACTTGCGAACGGTACCCTCGCCAGACCCGAACCCGTGGATACAGGACAGGTCCCCGATCTTGTAGACGAGCCGCTTGTCGTAGGGGATGATGGTTGCTGAGCCGCAAGCGTGTTCGATGTCGTCGATCATGGCTTGTGCTTGGTCCCTGACGTTCCCGTTCGGGCTTGTGAGCAGGTTGACCAGCCGTTGATCGTGGTTGCCGTAGAGGAATGCGGTCGGTTTGAACTTCTTGATGAAGTCGAGTCCCGCTTGGAAGTCGCGTAGCCCGCTTTCGTATCGCTCGCCTTCGGATGCTTTGGAACGGAGAGCGCGGAAGTCGAAACAGTCACCGCCAAAGACCTTGATTTCGGGTTTCCATATGTCGCAGAACTTGTGGAACGTGCGGACGGTCGGTACGTCCTGCATGTCGCCGTGTAGGTCGGTGCAGAATACCCACCGCTTAACTTTCAACATGCCGCCCCTGCGTCACGGTATCTTTTGAAGTGAATCACCTTCCATGCGGTCGAACGACAGACTCCGTACTTGTCTGCTATTTGCTGTAGAGTAACCAGTCCACTGGCATACTCAGCCCGCATTTCATCCGCCCCAGCATTGGTTATCTTTGCGTTGTAACGATCCTCGCTACGAGGGTAGTTTTCTGGCTTCGTTCTAGTCCCGTTTCTGTCTCCACTCGCTACCCTCTCTGGGTGAGTTTGTGCCATGCAGCGTCCCTTTTTAGCGCAGTCTTGCATGTTTTCTTTTTGGGTTCCAGCCCACAAATGGTCTGGGTTAACGCACGCAGGATTGTCGCACTTGTGGCAAACACAAAGCCCGTCTGGAATCGGTCCATAAGCAAGCACATAGGAGAATCTGTGGGCCTTTTGGGTGGTTCGGCTCTGTGGTGAGAAGTGGCCGTATCCGCGTCTCACTTTGTTCGCCGTCCACACCCAGCACCCTTTTGGATGTGGTGCTTTCGATACCTTTGACCAGAACCGTTCAGCCACAGATAGTTTTTGCTTTGCCATTCACGCGCTCTCTAGGTGTTCCGTCCTTGTAACACGGGGTAGTCTAGGCATGATGACTCGGCCTACGAAAAACCCTGCCGATGAACCTTGCGGCTGACCGGCAGGGGAAAGCGAAGCGTGATTCGCTGGTTACTTCGGTCGTTGATAGATCATGTACGGCTCCCCGTTGACGGTGCCGAGTTTGTAGATGGCAGTGTTGGTAGGTATCACGCCACCGGGAGCGATTGCGCCGTGTCCAACCGCATACGCCCGCATTCCGCTCGGTGCTTCATACCAAGTTTGCCCGTCCATCGGCCCCCCGATGAACTTGCGGGAGATGGTGGACGGGATCAACTCCAAGTCGCCCGCCTTACACGGTGTCGTACCCCACGGTGAATCATCGAACAAAACGCCGTATTGCTCGCCCGGTTCGATTAGCCCCATGTACTGAAGCCTGACCGTCCCAGCCCCATACTCAGCGTGCCGCACCCTGTCCCCCTTCTTGAACTTGGGGGCGGGCTTGGCGGTGAAGTTGACGTACAGGTAATCCCCGCTAGCCTCCGCGCTCACGAAACGACAGTCCGTGAGAACAACCGCCGGCGCGGTCGCCTTGGCTTCCCTCTCCCTCTTCTCATCCTCCCTGCCTAGGCGGTAGGCGGAGTTCATCATCTCGCAGAAAACTCCCGTATCGCGCGGAAACGAAAAACCCCACTCAACACCTCGCAGATCCGCTTTGATTTTCCCGCGCGCTCCGCTTTCTGAGTTCCAGCCCGATGATGTGACCCTAAACGGCCCTTCGCTCTTATCGCTCACGTTAAACCCTTTCTTTCGTTTCTTGAACAGTCCGAACAGCATGGGGTCCCTTTCAATCCTCCCCGTCGCTTATGGAGCGACGGGAAGGGGGCATGCACACGAGGCGTATTCGTCTTACTTCATTGCGTCGTAAGCCGCAACTATCTCGGACGGGAGCCGCGTGCGCCGAAACGGGCGACTGGTGGAATCGAACCACCTACCGGACAGGTCCGCACCTGAGCCGCCCTAAACCCCGCCGCTCAACCTTTCGGGAACGGCGGAGCGGGAAGAGAGAGCCGGTGATTCTAGTCGGTCAGACGCTCAGGGGGAATACCCGCAACGCTTGTCGTCGCGTACACCTTGTCCCGGTCAATCGACTCCGGGTTGTACAACGGTCCCTGCACGACTCGGAACGCTTCCCCGTAGTACTCCATCGGGAGCAGGTCGAGGCAGAGGGATCCGTCTGCGCGGAGTAGGCCGGTTGGCGCAGCGGTAGCGGCCCAGTCTTTGACTTTCATTGATACGCCGCCAATCTCGACCGTTCCACATAGGCTCATGCCTTCGTTATGGTAATGCCACTCGGTTTCGGGAATGGGAAACGCCGGTCCACCATCATCAATCGGTTTCTCGCCCATTCTTCCTTCCTTCTCCCGCGTCAGGCGGGGTTAATTGCTCGGATTGCCGCGTCGATTGCGTGGAGGAGGGTGGGGCCGCTTTCGTACATCGGACTCCACCTGTCGGCTACGCCGTGCTTTCCGTCTTTCAGGATTCCCCACATCAACTGCCTATCGCCATCTTCGCCAACCGTCGCCCGCTCCATTAACCACCTCAACCCGCTCATGCAGGCGAGGTCGATTAGAGAATCCATCACAGGAACCCCCTCGCAGTCAGGGGCGAGAGAGCAACCAAAGGGACGGTACAGGTACGAGTCACAGCCACCGTCGTAGTCAAAGCCGACCAATCGCGCCCCCTCCGGCCATCCCCCCAGCATCTTCGCAAGTTCGCTAGCGGTCATTTGCTCCCTTTCACGCAACCATCAACTGCCTAAGTGTATCGAACGCCTCGTGTTTTACTTTGTTCACCTGACCTATCGATATGCCCATCATACCGGCAATAGTCCGCTCTGTAAAGCCCCGCAGGGTGTGCGTGATGACCTCCCGCTCGGTTGGCTCCAGAGCGTCGATGTACGACCACAGGAGCATTTGCCCGCTCCGGTCGGCGGTACGCTCGGTCGGGGCCGCTAAAGCCATTGGGACGGCCTGTGTGACCTTGGCGCGGGCCGCTGCCGCCCAGCATTCCGGCGTTGTCCGCTTCCGCCCCAGTTCCGGCGTGGAAATGACCCCGCGTTCACAGTGGTACGCCCGGTAGATTTCCTTCCGCATCGACCCACAGACGTAGGTACTCAGGTGTGTGCCCTTGTCCGGGTCAAACGACTTGACGCACCGGATGAATGCCTCGGTCGCGTAGGAGATATACACATCCCGGTCCGCGCCGTAGAGGTTCGGGCCGTTGACAGCCGACAGGATCAGGCCGTAGTTCGCCTCGATCAGTTCGTTACGGGCCGCGAGGTCGCCAGCCTGCGCCCTTCGGACTAGGCGGTTATTGCGGGATTGCTTGGATTCGGTAGGGGTGCCAGTCGTCATCGGTTCCTTTCGGGTCAGGTAGTGGCAAACAAGGCCGGGTACATCCGGCGTACTTCATCGTCCGGTACGTTCAACTGCTTTACCTTTCGCCCACCGTTCGCCAGTGCGCAAACGATCTCTCCGCTGCTGAGTCTAAGTAGCCATGTCTCGACATTTCCAGTGGACTCGACGAAGTTACCGCGTTTCATCTTGAGCAGTTCGGTCGCCTCTTTGATCCTCGGATCGGTCGCTGGTGCTGCTGGCAACGGGGACGGCGCTGGCTTGGCCTCTACTGCCGGTGCCTTTCGGTTGAGCATGAGGGCTACGTCCCGGTCCATCTTGGACAAGTGGAAGCAACCGCATTCGGGGCATTCGTAGGGGTAGAGCGTCGGCGCACCTTCCCTCTGCCTAGACGCAGCGACACGACCGGCGTGTTCCGCGCTGAGGTACGCCCTTTTCTGTTCGCACTTCAATGGGCCTTCCTTTCTGGTAAAACTTGGCCTACCGACCGCTTGCTACGGAAACGATGACGACAACCCACAGCAGCAGGCCAAACACACCAAGGGCGACCGCGTGCGCCCCGGATTGGCCCTTGGACTTACCAAGAGCCAAAGCACCGAGAACAATCGCGGCAAGCGAAACAGGCATAAACAGGAACCCGACAACTCCGCACACGACACCCGCCCTGCCCAGGTCGCTCCCGTCTACTTGGCTTTCCTCTGTCGCCGGCGAGCATCCGGCCAGTTCATCGGCCATGTCTTCCCAGTGGGTGAGAGAAAACCGCTTGGTGTCGATCTTCGCCAGCAGATCGGATTCGCTTGGAGCCTCGATTTTCTGGTACGAACGGGAGCCGGTTTTTCGGTTGACGACTGTTGCGCGGTATGTGGGCACGGGATCCTTTCTTTGGTAGAGTCAAGTACCAGAGAGTTTCAGGGGAGGAGCCGGGCTTGGCGGCTCGATCATCTTCAGGTTGCGGAGTATCCGCTCGCAGGTATCGCTGGAAACGAATCCCCCGCACGAATAGACCTTGTGGATGCACTCAGCCGCCTCGATCAGGTCGCCAAGGTGGTGCAATACCAGAGTGTCTATCGCGTCCTGAGCCTCTGATAGCGTATCTACGTGGGCGTTTTCGTCGTCCCACGCGGACAGGTGGCGTCTAAGTTTTTCAATCACTGATTCGTTCATTCGGTTCCTTTCGAGTGAGTTTTCGCAAAAACGAAACGACCGCTTTTTTTGGTTTTGGGCCTGTTTTGAGTGTCTATCCCGTGGTCCAACCCACCAGAGGTTGCCTTGTGCTCTGCTACGTGATGCTTGGCTTCTGTGGCAAGACTTTCACAGGACTTCTTCTACTACTTTCACCTTCCGTCTTCCCTGCCTTTTCTTGATCCTACCGGGCACTTTGCGTTTTTCTCGCCAGGCCCCTGTCGGTATCCGATTTGGCAATACGACAAAGCGGATTTGTAAGAACACTGCGCACACCAACCCTAACCAACAACAAACAATCGCGGCATCTTGTCGGTTCCATATCGGGGTTTATACCCATTCGTGGCGATATTTGACCCCTTGTGAATCTGTGGGGTGGTTTGTGTCGATAGTATGTACAGACCTGTGGACCGAAACCGCAGGATGGAGAACTCAGATGCGAACCCTCTGGTATAAGAACTTTGATGACGCGAATGATTGTGCGATGACTTGGTCGTCTGATCGGAACGCGACCGTTCGCGTGTTTGCGAACGATGACCGCACCCGCTTCTATGTCGAGTGTGGGCCTTCGTTCCCGATGCGTAACGAGTCCATCCTTGCTATCTGGAAGGGTGGCAAGCGGCAGCAGAAGGCACCGACATACGCCCCCGATAAGAGCCACCTTGACCGCGAATGATCCTCTCCCCTCCCCCAGCCGAAAGGCACCGGGGAGGATTGCTCTAACCGAAAGGACCCCATGAACAGCAACGACGCAGCCCGCACCGCCTCCCTCGCCCTTGGCCGCAGCCCGTACAGCCCCGGAACCTCCCGCCTCGCGGCGGACCTTGAAAGGACTAGCACCGTGACGACGAAGCGTGCGGGTAGCCGCTACGAAACGACCCATCCTAAGGATGCCCCCAGCATCACAGGGAAGTTTCACTACGGCGTTACGACCCCTGACGGAGGCTTGCTCTCGTGCACCAGTCCAGCCGACGCTGGCCGCGTGTGCGATCTGCTCAACGAACTGACAGACTCTAATGCCGATCTGGTGGATGCGTGTAAGGCGGCACTCACTCAGTTTGAGTACATGCTTGAACTGATGGGAGACGGCATGATGGGAGAGTTTTACGTTGGCGCAGATTCAGAGTGTTTGACCAGTGCCGAAACCATCCGCGCCGCCATCGCCAAAGCCACCAATGGCGGGGGTGAGGCGTGAAAAACAAAGACTGGCAGAACAAGGCCGGAGGGGTGTTGCACACAGACCTCACGAGAGCAGAGTCGAGAATCGCACACGCGATGATGCTTGTGACTGATCCCGATGAACTGCGCGCGCTCAACTCGGCATTCATCCAGATTCAGGGCGTGATCGCACGGATGTTTGGCGATGCACCACGCCCGAAGGTCGGAACCTAACCACCCTCACCCCCCGCCCAACGGCAGGGGGTGGGATTTATGAAACGCCCCTACTACCAAGTGATGATGAAGGACTCCGACCGCGCCGAAATCGACGCTGGCCGCAAACTGCTAGCCGAAGGGGGCCGCATCCTCACGGGTGCCGCGTACCTTCGCGAAGCCGCCCGCATGTACCGGAAGTGTCTACAGAAAAAGCGGCCCAACGCTTGACACAGATTCGATGACCGTTAAACTTCTCTGAAAGGAAGCCCATGTGCAACTTCAAGTCCGCCTTTGTTCTCAAGCCCTCCATAGAGGGTGCCCGCCCCGAAATCCTCCACTGCCCCGGCGTGGATTCGCACGAGGAAATCGCCAGGCGGCTCAATATCCGCGACCGTCGATCCGCGTCCGCTGGAGACTTGCTTGCGGCCCGTATCGAGTTCACGCCCGACTGGAACGCGGACATTACCAAGCCCGAAGCGTGGACCCTGCGCGTTGACGAGGAACGCAAGCCAGCGTGGTGGACCGAGCAGGTGGACGATCAGGTGAAGGCGGCTATGTGGGGGATTGTGACGGGGATGCTGATTACGACGGGCACACACAAGAAGGTCGGCGGGGATTGGCTGGTGTTGGGCGGCGAAACGTCGCTGACACTGACTGACGGGGTGGCGCGGTTGCACAACAAGGCCACCGTGACCGCTTGGGGCAGCAGCACCGTGACCGCTTGGGGCAGCAGCACCGTGACCGCTTGGGACAGCAGCACCGTGACCGCTTGGGGCAGCAGCACCGTGACCGCTCGGGACAGCAGCACCGTGACCGCTTGGGGCAGCAGCACCGTGACCGCTCGGGACAGCAGCACCGTGACCGCTTGGGGCAGCAGCACCGTGACCGCTCGGGACAGCAGCACCGTGACCGTCGAATCTTCCTACGCCTACACAATCGGGCGCGGTAGGCACGATGGAAACGGATGCCCCGTCCTGCTCGCTACCGCCTTGATTGTCGGTCGCGTTTACCGGATCGTTGACGGGAAGTTTGTTGGCGAACCGAAGTCAGTCTAACGAAAGGAAGCAAATGCAAAACGAACTTGACCCCTACGACGGCGTACCCGCTGACACCATCCCGCCCCGTCCCCGCGACCCCTCCGAGGATTACGACATAAAGGGGGAGATTGTCCCCTGCGAATCAGTGCAGGAGGTCTACGCCGTGCTGACCGTCTGGGATCACGCCGACTCCGACGTTTACTCGTATGGTGATGGGGGCAAGCACGAAAATGCCCGTCGCGTCAACGAGTTCAACAACGACTGTAAACACGGACGCTCATACCTCGTCCGCATACCCGTCCCCGAATACGTCCCGCCCGCGAAGTGAAACCTAGAGAAAGGAAGCAAATGGATCAGATCAAGTTCTCAGTAGTCCCGTCCAACCGTGACCCGTGGAAGGTCTGCAAGTGGAAGCCCGTTGCCGATGTGGTCAAAAGCGGCTCCATCATCTACGTGCCGCTGTTCCCCAAGGGCTACGCCGACACCTGCTCACAGGTACACAACGCCCTTAAGGTTCACGGGGTCAACGTCACGACCAAGAAGAACGGCAAGGGCATCTATGTGAAGGCGAAGAAGTGACCTGTACCTGTGGCTCCGAAAACCTGACCTTCCGCGAGTCGCGTTTGGATAACTCGCTCGACGGAGGGAAGGCGCACGTTTGGACCTGCGACGACTGCGGGGCCGAGGTGGTAGACCTTCCCTGCGAGGCGTATGACGTTCTGAAAGAAGGTGCCGATTGACTACGCCGCTGCCAGCACCGGGAATCTATCGTGGGGTTGACTATGCCACCTATGCCGCGTGGCCCGCCCTTCGCCCTTCGCACCTGAAAGAAGCCCTCTCATCGTGGGCGCACTTCCGGCACGCAGAAACTGCCGAGGAATCAGATCCGACCGATGAAATGATCTTCGGCACGCAGGTACACGCGGCCCTTTGGGAGCCAGCCCGGTTCCATGCCGAGTTCGCTTGTGGCCCCGACGAAGCAAAGAACTCGGTCATATGGAAAGAGGCCCAGAAAGCGACGACCAAGACGCTGATTAAGCCCTTTGCGGCTGACGGGAAGCCCTGCTGGCGTGACCTTGTCGGGATGACCAACGCAATCCGCAAGCACCCGGTAGCGTCCAAGATCGTTTCCCTTCCCGGTGAGTCTGAGGTTTGCATCGTGTGGAACTGCTCGATTACCGGCGAGCCTCGCAAGTGCCGCATCGACCGCCTGATTAAGCGCGCCAACGGGTATCTGATTGTGGACTACAAATCCACCCGCAACGCATCGCCCCGCAAGTTCGCTTCACAGGCTCACGAACTTGGATATGACGTTTCCGCCGCTGACTACGTAGACGCGGTACGCTCAGCAACCGGGGCGGAGGAAGTGGCCTTTGCGTGGATTGCTGGCGAGAAGGATGCCCCTTACGTGTGCGCCGTGTACTCATCGACCGACGCGGCTACGTCACCGGACTTCCTGACCAATGGCCGCAGGCGAAGGGATCGGCTTATGCGTGGCCTAGCCGAGTGCCGAAAGACCGGGGTGTATCCCGGCTACTCAGACAAGATCGAACCGCTCCGTGTACCCGCCTATGGGATTGAGGATGAAACGCTATGACAACCAAGACCATGACCATCTACGACCGCGCATCCTCGCTCAGTGCGGGTAACGCCCTGAAGTTCTCGCCCGATCAGTTCTCGCTCATCAAGGCCCAGTGCGTCCGCGACTTCACCGATGACGAGTTCCTTTTCTTCGCCCAGTTCGCTACATCCAAGGGCCTCAACCCGCTGGCGAAGGAAATCTACGCTTGGAAGCAGCAGGGCAAGATCATCTTTGTTACCAGCATCGACGGGTTCCGCAAGAAGGCGGGAGAGTCGGGACGCTACAACGGTCGGACGGCTCCCGAATGGATGGACGAATCCGGCAACTGGCACACGGCTTGGATCGGCCCTAAGCCCCCGGTAGCCTGTCGGGTGGGTGCTCGTCTTGCGGGTCACCCTGAGCCGACATACGCCACCGTTATGTGGAGGGAGTTCGCTAAGGACACCCCTACGTGGAAGGCGATGCCTGCCCATATGTTGAGCAAGGTTGCCGAGTCACACGCCCTCCGCGCCGCGTTCCCCGACCAACTGAGCGGACTCCATGAAGAGGGAGAGGCGGTCGATGCTTCGCCGTACTCAGATACGCCGGGGACGAAGAAGGTTGCCAACGTGGCCGACATGCTGGATGAACTCGCCCCGGACGTTATCGCCAAACCCACCCCCGACTTTGACGTTTCCGACTACCGCAAGGGCCTCGACCAAGTGGCCCAAGCGAACGGATGGGAACCAGAGGAAGCGGACGCACTGGTAGCCGTCGCCCTTCGCTCCAAGGGTTTTGAGTCTATCGAGTTGACAACCGCCGACTGGCGGGAGAAAATGCTGGACGCTTTGCGGTCGGATTCACAGAAAGACAAGCGTAACGCGAAAAGGAAGGCACAATGAAACAGGTCATCACCCTCCCCACCGGAGACTTCACATGCTCACTCTCAAGCGGCTGTGGTGCGTTCTGTTCGGCCATCGCTACGGCTGGTAACACGTCTGCCAGCACGACTGCAACGGCGAAACAACCTCCATCTTCATCAGTCAATGCTCCCATTGCGGGTACGTCCATGCTCGCGTCTACCGAAGCGCGAAGCCCCCCCCCCGCCCCTTCGCCGGTGGAGGGGGAGCGTGCAGTCAGATATGACGCTACCGGCTATCCGTCATCGATGGGCATGTACGTGCTGTACGTGGATCACAAGAAACTGACCGCCTCCCTCCGCTCCTCCCTCGCTGCGGCACGGGCGGAGGTGGAGGCTTACAAGCGGGCCAAGAGCGAGAACGACGAACGCTTCATGATCGAACGCGACGAGGCTCGTGCCGAAGCAGGCAGGGCGCAAGATCGAGCCTTGGAAGCGGAGCGTGAGGCGTCCGGTCTTGCCTCCGACCTCGCCGCGCTCAAGTTGCGGGTGGAGAGGGCGGACGCTCTCGCTGAAAACGTGCAACGGTGCCAGCGTGCAGAGGGTCCGTGCCCGGTCTGCAAGGCTGCCGCTGCCGACTACCTAGCCGTTGTCCCCACCGTGGAGAAGGGGGCGGGGAAGTGAGCAACAACAGCACGGACAAGTGCGGCGCGGTGTTCATCCTCGCCAACGGCGAAAGCGTTTCCCCCTGCCATCTGCCAGCGGGTCACGACGGGCAACACGAAGGCCGCTGTCTAGGCAGTCGGGCAACGTGGACCAGCGACCTGCGAGAGGACAGCGAAGAAGAACAAGCCCGCACCCCCAAGGAGCCTCCCCATGCCCCATAAGACCAACCCCACCCCCAAGCCCAAGCGGAAGCGAAAGAAAAGACCGCACGAGCCTAGCCAGTTTTGCAAATGCTCTACTTGCGCGGCAGCATACGACAAGCCCAAGCCTGCGAAGAAGGCGGGGAGGGGGAAGGCGTGTGCGCTGACCTTTGCCGACGTTGACCGATCCGCACTTCGCATCGTCAAAGGACTTCCCACGGTTGAAGCGGAGGCGAGAAATGACGTGCGCTCCAGTCCTGCCTACTGGAACGGTGACGACTGGGAATCAATCTCAGGAAGCCATGACGCACGCGAATGGATGGATCAGCAACTTGCTCAGTACGTCAGCAAAGAAATCCTGAAACTCCTGAATCCACCCCTCTAACCCTCACCCGCTGGCCCCCAACGAAAGGAACCGACCATGACAACGACCCTCACCAAGCCCACACTCAAGATCGCCAAGAAGGTACTCGACACCGTAGACGCTGGCCTGTGCAGTGGAAAGGGTAAGCCCATCCCCGGCCAGATGTGCGTGGAGGCCGCCGTCTGCTACGCCTACGGGTTGCCCCACAGCGACCAGCCCCCGTGCGTTTCGCCCGCCCTCCGTTCGTTCAAGATCGCCCTCAACGACAAGCCGTGGTCGTCGGACGCGGCCCGTGCCAATGGCCTGCGCCGTATCAGCATCGCCCAACTCGGATCGAACAAGATGGACGATAAGGAGTTCACTAAGCGGCTCTCTGAGGAGTTCATCCGTGTGTTCGTGACACAAGCCCTGCGGTCTGCGGCCAAGGCAAATCCGAAGCACGCTGACAAGTTGGAGGCATGTGCCAGGGCGTGCGAAATGACCGGCTCACGGCAGGCCGCTCTGGATGGAAAAGAGGCGGCGCATGCGGCGTATGCGGCGTATGCGGCGAATGCGGCGGCGTATGCGGCGAATGCGGCGAATGCGGCGCATGCGGCGTATGCGGCGTATGCGGCGGCGTATGCGGCGCTCTTTTTGCTAGGATTCTTTAACCATGCCTCAGCCGCTTCGATAGCCTTCTCTACTCTGTTGTCATTCTTGTTGTGTTTTTTCCAAATCGGCAGAACTAACCTCGCCGCAAATACTGCTTTTCTCACGCTGTCTTCCTTCGTCCAATACCACGCTTTAACTACGCGCATTTCTGACCAAGACTCCTTATCATTCTGCTTGTGGGATTTTCCTCGTACCTGTACCTTGGCCAGCACTTCTTCCTGAGTGTACGAATGAGCATCAACGATTCTCTTTGAAGCGTGGAAGCCTTTTTTACAACACTGAGGTTCACAATCTAACTTTTGCCACTCTCCGATCTTCCATTCTGTTTTCTTGTCGTGGTTGGAAAGTATCTTTCCGTCTTTTAGGTGTAGGAATTTGTAGAGGTAGGGCATATTACTGAACGTTTACTAGACAGTCTCGATAAATCCTCTGCGCTCCCTCTTCCGAATAGAACTTCTTATCTAGGACGTATGCGTAATTCGCTGCTTTCTTAGCGCAGAACTCGGCTCTCATCTGTAGGGCTACAGTCTTTGAGACTTGTAAGGCAGTTGTGTCGCTTCTCAGTCCATTGGCAGAGTGGAGGACTGAGGAGAGAGATAGGAAGGTTGCTGCGAGGATGAGGAGGTAGGCGATTTTCATGCCTTTAAGACCAGAGCAACCTTGTGAGTATCGAGCGTCGAGCTCGGCCTTGGATGTGTGAGAGGAAGTTGAGCTCGAAGGCGGGGGACAGGTTGAAGAGCTTTTGAAGGGCTAGCATAGTTCGCGTTCAAGTTCTTTAGAGCGAAGCTCGTCATAGTTCTCCTGACGCCGGATCGGTAGGCAGAAGACGCAGAGTGGGGCGTCATGGTTCTCTAGCGAGTCGAGCACCTCCTCATGATCCATGGGCTCCGAGCAGTCCGCGCAGACGGTGGGGAAAATGGTGTCTGGCATAGAGTCTATTTAAGTAACTCAGGGTTCTCGTGGATGTTGCCGATGACTTCGTACTCTTGGGCAATTGTCTCGGCATGATCCGGCATATCCCACCCATAGACCCATCCACATTCACCACAGTTGTTTGTCATCTTTCGCTCAATGGAGCTGGGGTATCGACGCTCTCCATTTATTATTTTGACAATAATGTCCCCCTCATAAATCTCCTTCCCGTTCTTATCGAGGAGGCCGGTGAACTGCATGAGATGGTCCTCGGGAATCTCGCCCAACATTAGGCCGTGGAGGTAGTCGTCTGGGTCATTCACCAGGTGAGGCCAGTCGACCATTTGTTTCTCACTCGCGTCCCACGCTCTGAATTTTATTTGTCGCATACAAGTTATTTGATCACCACCAGAATCTTTTTCCCACCAGCTTTTTCACTTGCGCAAATTCCTCCATCGCTTTTGCGAAATTCGGCATCTCAGATGCTAGAAACACGAACTTGGTGCGTGGTTGAAACACGAAGGTATCACCTTGCCTGCGTGTTGCCGCATAGGGCTTTTCAGAAACAAGGTCTTTAATCTTGCTGCTATTTGGAGATTTGATAAAGCGCATACTGAGGTTTACGATTTCGATACGAGGCCGTTCGGCCAAATGAAGGGGATAGCGTCGGAAAGGGTAGGCCAATGGGGGCGGTAGTGGGCAGGATTCTTGCGGAGGAGGAGTGAACGATGGGCGCGGTGGTAGGAGGCGGGAAAGGTTGGGAGCTTGGCGGGGCTAGTAAGGAATGCGGCAATCTTGGGGCGCGTTGTGTCCTTGTAGCCTCGGGAGATCCACTCGTCGCAGATGGCGAGGCCGTAGGAGGCCAGAGCATTGGCGTGAGGTTGCCAGAGCTTGGCACAGGGGTGGTTAGTCCAGCCCTTGGAGAGGCCGTGAATGGCTCTCAGTATTTGCAGAACTTCGATGCGCTGTTTTCCTAATCTTAACCTATCCAAAACTCTGGCAGATTTCGCAAAGTCACGGTAGGGAAGAAAGGTCTGCATACTCGTTTTCTCTAGGAGTAATGTGTGATAGTTATGTTATACCACATATACAGCTAAACGTTATCCACAGTCAATGAACTGCGCTAATTTTGCAATGTAAGACAGGTTTTACAGCGCACAGAAGACCACCGCGTGTGTAGTGCGGTGGCTCCTTCTTTCCCGCACAACGGTTTTCCGTCTTTGTCCTTGTGCGTCTTTGGTTGGTATCTTTTGAGTGAGTATTGAGCACGCCGAAGCCTACTCTTGTGGTAACGCTCAGCGGGTGAGAGAGGGGATTTCATACACCAACTTTTGTCAAGAGAGTCTCTAGCTGATTTTCTAGGTCTGTGATCTTGGAGAGGACGATCTTGCCTTTTGTGTCTCTGGCATAGAGCGGGGAGAGATCACCCCAGAGTAGTGAGATGCGAATGTGATCCTTATTGCCAAAGTTGATGCGCAGGGATTTTACGCGCTCTTCGAGACGCGTATCGCGGATGTAGGGAGTCTTCTTATTTTTCATAGCAGCTGCGACAGAGGTATCAGTGTCGCGCCTTTCAGGTCGTTGATGGTGTCAACCTCTTGCGGCAGGTGCTTGATGTAGG